GCATATTATTTAGTACCAAGGGTTAGGTCTGGACTGCCAATATTCGTCCCAATCGTGCCATATAAGTCAACTGGTCCTGGCTGGCGATTGAACGCTACGTTTTGCTCGACTGAGGCATAAGGCGATGTGCCATAAAGCCGCTCGAACTGGCGGGTCATCTGATCGCCTAATCCACGATTTAAGGCATACGCCTGTGGGCTAGTCTCATACTGCCTGCGCAGCGATTCTAGGGTGCGCTGTGGTCCATATTGGCGTTCTAGCTGCATCCCAGCCTGCACGCCTGCCTGCTGGTCTAGGGCCGATAGCTGGCGTTCTAGGCCACGCTGGGCTGGTAGATATTGAATGCGAAGTTTATTCTCAAGCTCTGCCATCTCTGGTGCTTTTTCAATATAAGTCTCGATATTCTTCTTGTACGCCTCTGCATTAGCCTGTGCCACCGCTGCTGGATCGGGCGGAGGGGGCGGTGCGGGAATAGAAGGTGATCCACCCATGGTGTTAAACCCTAGCCTTTCGCATAAATGTCATATAACAATAACTCCTTGGTTTGCCAGAACGATTAAAGGTGATCCGCTTGCGAGGACCGAAGCGTTGCCAAAGCAACAACAGCAAGCAATTCAATGATTTAGCACCCTTTGAGGAGATAGTCAAATCCACAAACACATTCTCACCATCTTCAGTATGCTCATAATGCTTAGGCTCTTGCCCATCCTTTAGACACCTAGCCAGAGCCACGCCTGCTATCTCCTCCCCATCCTTAACCACCCCAACCATCCCTTGCTTCTCAAACCAGCCGTACCACTCAGCCAAGTTAGGCCACATGGACTCCGGCACGCCACTCTCCTCAATGTACTCAACAGCCGTCATATCGTCTTTTGCACCTCAATGGTATCGGGGTTGGCGGCTGCGGTAATCTGCCTAACCGCCATCTTGTTTGCCTCAGAGGTAACACTGATGTTGATTAACCGCCACTTCTCGTACTTGCGTAGATCGGAAGCAATACGTTTCTTAACCGAAGTAGGTAGAACGGCTGGCAGGACAAATGGCAGTACCAACACGGTGCTGGCAATGTTTAGGTTGGGCTGCACTTCCACATCGCCAACATCGCTGTCCCGCTGAATGGCAATAGTAGCATTGCTAGAAAACGAATCATCAAAGATAATCTCGAAATTGCTACCATGTTTTTGAGCAAATGGATCGCCAAAGTCCATATCGCGGGTACGGACAGACGAGCTAAAATCAAACGTGCCAACGCTTGTGCCGTTGGATTGGATGCCAAAGTCCACATAATCTGCTGACGTAGTTTGAGCTGGTGTCTTGTATCCGCTGTACTTGTTAATCTGGCCAGTGGTCAATTTCATCATTAACCGCAAGCCCTCGCTTTGAAAGTTGGTCAAGGCAAACTGCATTACCTTCGGTGTCCAAGTTCCCTCAAACGCTCCCAGAATAGTGTTATAGACTAAGATCGTATCGTTAAAGTTATTGGAGCCTGTAGGTACGGCTAGTAGATACCTATTGTCGTAGTAGGCCGCAGTGCTAATCCCAATCTGCGCTGTATTGATTTCTTGGATTACGTCCTTAACGACTTCCGAGATAGGCAGGCCAACTGAGGTAAAGTCGTCCGAAGCAGACCGAATGAGCGATCTGATGCCATCGTCAGACAGAAAGAATATGTCGCTGTTAACTTGGATGGCTGATGCCCCCGCCACGCACCCGATGTTATTGGAAATGATCGATATGGTCCAATCAGCCGCACTGGTCATGTCGGGCGGGATGGTGATTTGGAATATCCTGCGCCGCTTAAATACAATAATACGATTCTCAAAGTAAGGCACAATAGCGGTAATCTCATCACCATCATCGCCGTTAACTACCACGCTGTTTGTCAAATCCCACACGGAAGGATCTAGGATGTCCGAGGCGTAAAGTGTATTGCGGTTTGCACCAGAGCCAACGCCAAACAGCCTGTTACCAGCATTGATAATCGTCTGTAACCCCTGGGGCGGTGGGCTGGCCGTAGCCGTAGCCGTAGC